CCGGAGGCCATCGACACCATTATAGAATGGGTCGGTGGTTGCCGTGTGATCCCTCGAGTAACAACTCGAGGAACCACCGCCTTCGGTTCTCCCCCGCGCGCGCAAGCAAACGGTTTCGGGAATTCACCCGATTCCGGATTGCGAGCGCGCGGGGGACCCCCCCCCGAATCTGTCGGGAAATCCAGTTGTTGACCAAACGACTGTACTTCCTGACAGATACGATATCTGTGGCGACTGGCGGGAACGGGGTGTCCGAAAACACCCGTGCCCTCGCGAAGTAAGCCATCTGGTCGCTCAAATGTTGAGTGACCAGTTTCTTTCTTCGCGTTCGATCCTCGGGAGGCGGCGCCTCCTTCGTGTAACGAAGGAGACCCAACTCCAGAGAACCGGCCAGTCGCTGTTCTGAGTGGCGACGAGCCTCCCACGCAGCCGGATCCCCGGCGTCCACCCATGAGGGTGGGCCGAGAGGGACTGTATCCTGACCCTTCCCATACAGGAAGCGGCCAAGAGCCAGCCTCTGGCGCAAAGGAATGTCAACCTTTGCGACCGATCCAACTGCAGGAGGGAGGCCTGCGCCACCGAGCGAGCGTGGCAGACTCGGAGAGACGCGAGCGTCTCGACAAGCCTGCCAACATCCGGGGTAGAGGGCCTTAATGACCCGCCTACCCTTGATGGCCCGCCCGGAATCAGAACCGAGGGACTCGTAGCTGGCACCGATTTCGTCGATGCTGCTGCCAACGAGCCCCTTCACAGGTATCGCTCGTGACCATCTCACGTCCTGGGATTGAGGAACCACGAAGATTGACATCTCCGTGAAGTTTCCTCCCCGAGTTGAGAGGAAGTCCTTACCGGCCGACCGTTTCCCGTTACAACGGTCGACGATCGTCCGGTAGGCCTCTACAACCTCGGGTGGCCAGCGCGAAAAGAGATCATCTCCGCCAATGGCGAAGGTGTTCAATTGACGCCTGGGATCCCAGCCTGCCGAGGAGAAAGCAGTTTCCGCCCACCATGCGTGAATCACTGACAGGATAGGCCAACTAGGGCCTAACCCCATCAAGATCCCGCATGAAGACGTAACTGTCTGACCCCAAGGATAGGAGAGGTCCTGTGGGCCCGTAAGGGCAAACAGAGCCTCTGACCAAAGAGATGGTAGTCCATCCCATCCGTCGACGATGCCGCTTACCGCGTTGAAAACGAGGTCAAGCGGGAGCCGATCCGTGGCCGCCGAGAGGTCGGTGGAGACAAATGGATGGCCAGGTCTAGACCCAGCCACCACTTGCTCCACCGCCTTCCGACGGTCGCCCTTTAGGAAAAGGGAACAGGGGCCATAACGGGACACTCCACGAAGGAGTGCCTTGTTAAGGCACGACCCGGCAACGGTTGCGTAGGCAGAAGGAGCGGATACAATCCGCGCCTTAAACCCACGCTCCCGAACCGTGGTCACCCTGTTCGGTAGCTCGCCGGCCGCTGTTAAGTAAGCAGCGGACCGGGCAACGTCGACGGATCCCTGGTTTGATCGCACACTGTCCACCTCGCTAGGCGAGAAGTACGGTGCGTAATCAAGGAAGGACAACGCGTCTGGTCTTGACCAAAACCCCTCGGGGGTTTGGGCAATCCAGTGACGATGTTCCTTCCGAGCTTCCTCGCGTGACCCCCCGTCCTTACGTGTCGTGTACGACGACGCTGACGGGGTGGGGGACACGGACTCCTGGAGATCTGTCTTCGTGATGTGCCTGCGGGCAAACCATGAAGCAAACCTCCTGAGGGAAGCTCCCAGGGTGGGGTCCACAGACGGGGTACTAGTGAGTGCTTGACGGTGCGCAATGAGCGCCCGTGAGACCACAGTATCGTCGCCTGGTGGAAGGGACCGGCCCAGAAAAGCCAGCTGGTCGAGGGCGTCTTTAGAGACGTCCCCGATCAAGACTTTTCGGACAAGAAAACGCGACTGAGGGGTGAGGGGCACGCCAGTGATGGCCGTGTCTCGACACCCCGCAGCCGCCTTCTTGAGCCACGCAAGCGTGGCACCGGTCCCTTGTGCAGCGGCAGTGCGAACCAGCCACAGCGCGAGTTTTTGAAGCTCGAGCAGTCGCTTGTTGGAGAAACGATCTCCCCACTTCGTAGGAAGTGGACGCCATGCCGCTGACACCCCAAGGATGGACTCCCACGCGCCCTCCAGGAGGGTAGCGTGGGCACGAGAGGGGGGGGGGAATTTGAGGAGCGCAGAGACAAGTTCTCTACGCCGCGGTACCTGGCTCAGGAGTCTTGCTTCCGAAGAAGCAACGACGCCTGGCCTCCCGAGTGCCGCCGCGAACGCGTTCCACCACAGGTCAACACGAAGGTTGACCTGCGATGACTTCGTTCGAGGAGC